AAAAATGCCATCGGTGTCAAAATAAGAACTTGTGCCGGAGCCAGTCCAAAGGGTGTTGAGGTTTTTAATAGTCGTAGCACCACCCGCATTTACTTCTAAGGTGGCAGAAGGACTGGTCGTGCCAACACCTACACGATTATTCGTGGCGTCAACGTGCAGGGTGTCGGTGTCTACTGTGAGGCCATCCGCTGTGACGGTTCCGGTTACGTCAACACCAGTGCTGGTCGTGTTGAGCCTTTCGTTGCCGTTGTGATACAGCAGCGCTTCCCCGGTCGAGCCATCGGCGCGGACATAATCGACATACCCGCCCGAGCCGTCATCGGTCTGCAAGGCAACATCTTTGTCGTCGGCTAGGTTTCGGATGAACACGTTGCCGGTATCATTCATCCAGTATGTGTCCACGCCGTTGTGGAACATTTTGCTGTCAGTGCCGTCGCCCAGCACCAGTCGATTTGCAGTGCCGGAGCCGTCCGAAATTGCTACGTCGCCAGTTACGTCAACACCCGTGCTGGTCGTGGCGAGCTTCAGATCACCCGCACGGAAAAGAGAAACCCCTGTGGTTGAGTTAAATCTTGCAGCGTTAGTGAGACCGTCCTCTGATTGTATAAAGGCGTCATTGCTTCGCAGCAGTAAGTCATTTGCGCTGAGACGCAAATTGCCCGTGCCGTTTTCGGCAATAAAACTATTGTTGCCATCGTGATAAATCTGAAGGTCGTTGCCTGCGCCGAATGATGCAGCGTCGTTATCGCCGAGGTTCAGGCCGTCTGCTGTGATGGTGCCTGCCACGTTCAGCCCATTTGTTACGCCCCATTCGTCGCTTGTCTCGTCCCAGCTGATACCAGCGTCGGTGCTGTCTGGACGGCTGACCGTGATGCCTGCGCCGTGGTTTTGGGTGTCTGCCGTGGCGTCTGCGCCCAGGACAATGTTTTTATCGCCGACTTCCACGGTCGTGCTGTTGACGGTGGTTGTGTCGCCATCGACTTGCAGGTTGCCCGCAATAACAACTTTACCCGTGTCGTCGCCGACAACCGCAGGGTCGATCGTAAAGGTGGCCGGGCCTGCGAGATAGCCGGTCAGCGTAAGGTTAGCGAAGGTCGGGCTGTCGTTAGGCTGTACGGCGGTGTCTGCTGTAGCGCCCTGTGCAGCCGTGGCAAAGTCAGTGGTCGCCGCAGCCGCAGCGGTGCCGAGCGTAGGGGTGCCGGTGAGGGACGAGTACTGACCGTCAAAGGCCGTAGCGCCAGCGGCGATGCCAGTCAGCTTGGTCTTTTCCGCATCGGTAAACGCGTTTGTGTCAGCGTTGGACTCGTATGCTGTTTTGATTTCCGCAGCGGTCTGCTGCTCCCCGGTCACGCCCAAAACATACGCTATGCCGCCGAGCCCTGCCGACCCTGCGAGCTGGTAGTACAGCACTTTTGGCGCGGTATCCGTGACCGCGATGGTGGTCTGGCCGCTGCTGACCGTCACGCCGGTCGTGTATTCCGTGGTCTGGCTTGCGTCCTCGTAGAACCGCAGCGCGCCGGTCATGCTGCTGTCGCTAGTGTCGAACGTGTAGGTGTGCGGCGCGGCGGTCGTGCCTGCCAGCACCAGCGCCGGGTTCACCGCGCCGTCAAGTTCGAGCTTCTGCCCACCGACCGCCGGGAACGAACCGAGGCTGTCCGTGTTGCTGACCAGCTTGACCGTCACCGCGACGGACCGCCCCGCAGGCAAGCCGCTGAACTTCGCCGCAATTGCCGTGTCTGCCATTAGCGCCCGGAACGCGTCGTTGACGTGCTTCGGAAGCGTCTGGCCCTCGCCCAGCGGAATCTGCGTGCCGTCCGGTGCGATCAGGGCCGTGTTGCTGGCTGCGTTGGCGCTGTAGTTTTGCGTGGTCTTTGCCATTGCTGCCGGTCCTTAGAGTTGGGTTTGGTACGCTTCGGTGGTGGTAATGACGCCGGTGTTGCGGAGGGTCACGGGGTCGTCGGTGTAAATGGACCGGCCAACAAGCCCGCCCCAGCGCTGCAACGACTTGCCGGGGACTTGCACGTTTTTCGTGGAACTATAGGCGGCGACGCTAGACGTGACGTTGGCGAGGGCGTGGTTGACACCACCTGAAGCGAATTGATCCATTGTCACGTCAAACACAGTGTTTGTGCTTACCTGCCTGAAAATGACGTGGGTGATGTGCTGTGCAATCCCGCCCAGAGGATTTCCGCCATCGGTAGAGGTGAAACTGTTGTAGGTGCCGGGGTTGAGGCCATGGTAAGTGCTTTTGTGCTGGAACACGATAAACACCGCAGGCTCATCCGTTGTTTGCGTAAGGATACCCGAATAGTAAGTGTTCGGGATGCCATGGGCCGCCACTGCACCTGTGCTTGCAACCGTGACAATTGGGAGGTCGTTTGCCGTGCCGTCGCGAAGCCTCCCGTTCATGCCGATGCCTGACGTACCCGCCTGCCGAATTGCGCCCGAGTTTGTGCTAGTATTGTATATCGCGACGCAGAGACTTGTGTTCGTTGTGCTTGTGCTGGTGACGCTGTCCAGCCGGTCGTTGTCTACGGCGCGGACAATCGAAGCGTTTGCGGGCAGATACGTTGCTTTGATCCACGCCTCGATATTTTCCGACTGCGAAGTCGGCACAGTGTTCGTGTTGAGGTCGGGGCTAAACCCGCCGGGGCTATAGACCCCAGACGTGGCAATGTTCGTCGCGCTGCCGCCTAACGTGCCGCCGCGTGTCGGGGTTTTGCCGATAAGTCCGCCGTAGTGCCAACCCTGTGCCATTAGTCTGTCAGCACCTCGTAGCTGCAGATCGCGTCGAGCGCCGTAGTGTGGCCCGCCGTGACGCGGATTGAGTCGCCTTCTTCGAGGTAAATTGACCGCGCTAGTACGTCGAGCGTGGACTTGTTCGGCACGTCAATCGTAGTGACAATGCTGTAGTCTACGCCGCCGCGTCGCAGGTCCACGGTCACGGTCGTGTCTGCGCCGGATACGTTGCTAACCAAAATCGTGTTGATCTTGTAAACGTCGTCACTGCTGGTCGCGTTTAACAGTAGCTCGACGGACGACGTGCCTACTTGATTAGCCACTGCGGTTTTGCCGGTGATCGTGGCGACCCCGACGATGTTAGGTGCTGCCATTTCGCTAGCCTCCGAAAATCAGGGCCATTGCGGCCGCTTTACCAAGGGTTGTTACGCCGGTCAGGTTGCTGCCGTCGCCAGTGTATGCCGTTGCATCCAACGTCCCCGCCACGGTCAGGCTGCCCGACGCGTCTGGCGTGATGGTCGTGGTGCTGGTCGAGTTGTTGTGCTGGATCAGCGTGGGGTTCGTGGTCCCGACCGTGATTTTGTCGCCGTCCGCTGCCACGATGTAGTTCTGGGCCTTGATGGCCGTAATTGTCGTGGTCGGGTCAGCCTCGTTGAACGCACGCGCCAACAGCCCCGCCATGTTGCGGATCGCGTTGTTGATCCCGCCAGGGCTGCAGTTTTCAGCGATGTTCGCGCCGCCAATGTCGGTGTTGCTGTCGTTGGTCGGCGACAGGTCGGTGAGGTTATTCTTGGGCATTTGCGCCTCCAATCATGCCGCCAAAGCGCCCGCCAAGCGCCTGCGTGATGCGGCCCGGTGCGAGCAGGCCCTGCCGTAGCGCGGCGGTGGTTTGCGGGGTCATGTACGGCACACCGGCGAGCTGTGCGGTAAGGAACATCGGGTTGATAAAGCCCGTGCCGAGGCCACCAACAAGCGCCATGAGCGTGCCGCGATCTATCGAGCCGCTGTTTGCGACCGTGTTGGCCGTAAGCTCCGACAGCGCGGTATCGTCCAGCGCCTGGTCGAGCATCGCCTGTTTGCGGCCATATTTCGTTTGGTTCTTAGCGGACTCGCGGCCGTAGTCGGCGATGCGGGGCGCTCTGTCGATTCGAGACCTACGCATTGCGGGGCCAATGACGCCTGCGACGTCCCGATACAGCGCGTCCGCACGGCCCAGCGCAGCGGCTGCTTTCCCGCCAGACGACCGGCCTGCTTCGTTTACGATACCGCGCTGCAGGCGTTCATACGCGCCCCGTAAAGCGTGGTTCTTGTTCTTGCCGACTAAGCGCGCTTGCTCCCGCAGCAGGTTCTTAATCATCAGGATTTCGTCGCCGCTCAGGTCAACCGCCGTGAGCCGTGGCTTAACGCCCAGCTCTAGCTGGTTCATGGCCGCGCGCAACGCGTCGCCTTTGGGTTTCGGCAGCCGAGACGCCGCGACGTTCATTGTCCTGACGACTTGCTCGACCAAAGTGTCGTCCATTCCGGCCAAGGCGTCGCGGGCCGCTTTGTTGACGATGATCGCGCCTTCGCCCTTGACGGACATTAGCTTCGCAGCGTCGTCGTAGGCTTCGCTGGTCTTGTCCAGCAGCTGTTCCATGATTTGGTTCGGCGCAGCGTCAGGGTCGTCAAGCTGCTTGCCAACGCCAGCCAGCGCTTTGTTGACGCGGACCGGGAAGTAGTCGGCGTCTGCAGCGATGCGGCGGCCAGTGATCGCGCCACCGCTCAGCGTGCTCGTCCCTAGCTGCTCGATCTTATTGTAGATGCCGCCAAACGCCTGCCCCGGCGTCATGTTCACGCCAGACTGGATCGCCTTCTTACTTACGTCGGAAAGCCGTGGCAGCACCGCAGCGCCGAGGCCCGGAATTGCAGCGCCAAGCCCAGCCCCCACCGCAGCGCCGCCTGCACGGTCCTCTAGCCCGCCTTCCGCGTAGCCAGCGCCGGAAATGCCGCCCTGCACAGCGCCAACCGTGGCAGCGCGCTTTATCGGGCCGGTAGGCAGCACCGCGTCAACGGCTTTGGACGCTTTAGCAATAGGCTGCGCGACAGGCCGTAGTGCCGGGGTCGCCAACTGGCGCAGCTTGTTACCAGCCATTGCGATGCGCCCTGCGCCTGCAGCTGCGCCAGCGCCAGCGCCGCCAGCCGTGAATGGCGTAGCAGCCGCAGCGGCCAACGTCGGCCCTAGCGCACCGACAATTTCGCTGCCGTATGCGAGGCCCGGATTGCGGGACCGGAACGCGTCGATTTCGTCGCTAATGTCGCCGCGGATGTCGCCATAGCTGCGGTCGCTAAATAGCGAGCGAACCCCGGCCTCAAGTTCATCGCCGAAACCAAAGCCAAGCCCTTGCCCCAGCCCCGTGCGCAGCGTGTTACCGACGTCGTTGCCAGTGCGGCGCTGCGCAGCCGGTGCAGCTGGGGCGTCGGCAGCAAGCATCGTGCGCACCGCGCTTGCAGCGGCTTTCTGGTTCGCCGCTTCTACTGCGTAACGCTTGCCGTCAATTTCAACGAGAAACCTAGCCATCTAGAGGAACCACCATTGCGCCATCAACTGTCGTGGCCCGTTTGTTAAATTCTTCGTCGGACATGCCAAACCCGGCCGGGGCTGCTGCGGCTTGCTTGGCGACGGGCAGGAGGTTGCCGCCACGCGCAGCGTAGTAATCTTGGAACTGCGAGACGCGGCTCTGCTGCAGGTTCTGTGCGCGTTCAATAATCCGCATGAGTTGGCCCTCAAGCGCCTCAGCGCCTTGCCCAAAGCCAAGATTGCCGCCTGCACTAATCAGGAACTCAATTTCGTAGTTCGACACGGGGCCAAGCGCGCCGCCGGTCGGGCTTTCGTCACGCATCTGTTGCAGCCTGCCAAAGGCGTTTTCCGCCTCGTTGGACTTCAACAGTGCGGCAAGTTGCTTTGCCTTGGTGCCTGCGAGTGGGTATCTGTCTGACGCTGCGAAGGCCAAGCCGGTGTCGGAAGCCTGCTGCAGTAAGTTTTTAACAAGCCCTTCATCCCCATTTGTCTCTTGAAGAAGCGCTGGGCGGATTTCACGAAGCAGTTGCAACGATCGTTCAGCAAAGGCGATTACCTTGTCCGTGCTTTCCGTGACGTTCCGCGTGTAAGTTTGGTCTACCTTAAACGTCTCATTGCTTGCATCAACGATCTCGCCCGCCCGCTTAACTGCCGCCTCTGGGTTTGTCTGCTCCATCATCGCGACCAGCTCTGCCTGCTCCGGGGTCATTAACCCTTGATCGACGTATTCCTGCAGTGCGCCTTGCAGCGAACTCCCGCCGCTCAGACGTTGCGCGATGTTTTGCGAGAACAGGTCGGGGTTCGTTTCGGCAAGGGCGCGCGCTAGTTCCTGCTGTTCTGGCGGCATCTGTGCAATCGCAGCGTCAATCGCGTCCTGCTGTTCCTTGGCGTCGTCCATGCCCTCAAACATGCTGTAGACGTTCAGGCCGTTGTTCATCGCCGTGGTTACGTCTTCGCCACCAAGCAGGGACAGCCCAAACGCGATCATGCCAAGGTTCTCTGGCCCGAAGCGGCGGCGCTCTGCTGCAGACAGCGGCTTTGCCTTGCCCTGGTCGATGCGCGCTTCTGCGGTGGCTGCTGCACCGCTCGCAACCTCCACGGCCCCGGTGGCACGGGGGTCAGCCAGTAAGCCAAAGCCGCCTTCGTCGCCGCCAAGGATGCCGCCGCGCTCGCCAGCTACGGTGTAACCCTTGTTGCCTTCAACGCCGCGCATAGCACCGACCAACGCCCGTTTCTGGTCTTCGGTCATGGTGTTGATGGTCTGGTTCAGGTTGATGCCCATTGCGGCGAGCTGCGCTGGGTACGTTTTGTTCGTGTCAAACGGGTCGTTTGCAACCGGCTCTAGCGCGCCCGTCACGGGGTTGCGCTTCGGCCCCGGCGCGTAGGTTTCCAGCATTTCCGCAACGGTTTTGTCGCCGTTCTCGTCCAAGATAAACCTGTTCATCGCAAGCTGGCCCAGCTCTGGCGTTGCGAAAATCAGGTTGCCGCCATGGTCGCGGGCAATCGCGCCGTACTTCGCAACGGCCTTGTCAGAGCCAGTCAGGTTGCCGGGGTTGTTGTTGCGTGAGCCACGGTCGCCTTCGCGCCGCTGCACCGTGCCGTCGGACAGCCGTAGCGTCGTGAACCCTGAGCCGCTTTCCAGCAATGCGTTGGGCCGGGCGGGCGCTGCGGGGCGCATGGTCGGCATGGGGATCGCTGGGGCTGTCGCGGGTTTGAACACACCAAAGTCCGGCTGCGGCTGCAGCTGCGGCGCTTGGATTGCTGCTGGGATTTGCGGCATGGCTGGCGCTGCCCGTGGCACAGTAGAGCCAAACGACAACGCTCCTAGCGCCGCAGCAGGTATCGCGGAAGCGGGAACGCCCCGGCCAGCGGTGCCGCCAAACGCCATGCGGGGGTCTACGGCAGGCACGCGGCTGAGTGCGTTCTGCAGCTGCGGGCTTGGCGTGGGCAGGTTTACGCCGAAGTTGAATTTCGGCATCTGCGGCATCCTAAACGAATTTGGACCCATGCTCATTAGAACGCGCTCCTATTGAGTTGTCGTAGCGCGCCCCTATTGAATTGCGGGCCAAACATAAGCACTTCCTCTCTGCCGCTGCTGAAGGGAATGGACCCCAAGCTGTTAATCATGCCCGCGCCCATGGCCGCTGCCTTCAGTCCGGGGCCAATGCCAGGAATCAGCTCCAGCCCCGGCGCTCCGAGACCAACGTACCCAGCCGCTAACCCGCCAAGCGTGTTTAGCAGGCCGCCGCCACCGCCCTGTTGCGGCTGGGACGTCGTATAGGTCGTGGTGCCGAGGCCGCTGGTCAGCCCGGCAGCGCGGATCATGTTGTCCATCTGCGTTTGCCGCGCTGCGTTCAGTTCTGCGATCTGCTGGCGGCGCGCTTCCAGTTCGGCCTGCTGCTGCGCCTGTTGCGCGTCGCCGATTGCGCCAAGCATGCCCAGCGACTGCAACTGCATCTGCTGCATCTGCGGGGCCAGCCGTGCCTGGGTTTCGGACGCGCCGGTGAGGCCCTGTGCAATCGACAGCTCGCGGGCCAAGTCGGCCTGTTCCGCTTGCAGCATCGACTGCTGTGCCGCCAAGTCGCGCGCCAGCATGGCGTCCTCGAACCCGGCGATTTGCCCGGCCAGCTGCGCGTCGAGTTGCATGCCGGACTGGTCGAACCCTGCGCGGGTCGTGGCAAGGCCAATGTCTGCTGCGCGGTCTTGCTGGAACGCCTGCCCCAACAGGCCAGCGGCTTGCAGCTGCCGGGCGGCGTCGGTCTGCGCTGCCTGCTGCAGTATAGGAGCGGACGCAGCGGTTACACCCCGTGCCGCCGCGTCCGCGAACGCCGTAGAGCCTAGTCGGCCGCTACCAGCGTATAAATTGTTGACGTTCTGCAGCGCGCGGTCTGCAGCGTCGTCAACAGCAGTTTCGAGGTAGGGCGTGACTTCGCGGGTGGTGAAATCCTGAAATATCGGGTTCGCGATGTTTTGCTGGCCCATCAGTCCAGCCAGTTCCGACGTGTCTACGCGGTTGCCAACCATGTCCTGCAGCTGGCCCACGTCGGCTTGGCGGCCAAGCATGCCCATGATGCCGCTGGTATTGATCGCGCGGCCCTGCAGCGCTTCTAAGTTCGACGTGTCAATGGTCGGCAGCGGTTCGTTCTGGGTGCGCTCTACAAAGTCGCGCGTCATGTCGAAGAACCGTTCTTGGTCGCGGTTAGACTCTGCGACGCGGGGGCCGGTGTAGACTAGCGGCTGTTGCTGCTGCGCCTGCGCAAACGTGCGCTGGATTTGGTTCTGCGCGAACCCCGGCAGCACAGTCTGCTTTGTCGTAATCTCAGTCGTTTTGGGCTTCTTGCTGCCCTTGCCTAGACTCACTGCGAAGTTCCTTGTGATAGGTCGTATACGCCGGTTCCCAGCCGTCTCGGGCCAATATCCGCCCCCATGCGGGACGGCCAAAGCCTTCGATCAGGTCGCAATCACACCGGCGTGCGTGCTGTTCTATTTTTTGGAAAGCCTGCTCGACCCAACGGCTTAGCTCTGAGCCGCCGACCAAATCGACAGCGAGGGCGTTGCGGTTCGGGTAGGAACCAAGACGCGTGGTATACGCAGCGACAATTGTACCAGAAGATACGTTTGTAACAACCCAGACTAGGTACTCGCCTTCAAGCGCAGCGGCGGCGACTTGCTCTAGCGTGATGCGGCCGTGGCAGACGTCGATTGCGCGCTGCAGATGCGGAGCGACCAAGCCCCAGACGGACGGCAGAACGTCAGGCCGTACCGGCAGAATTTCGTACTTTGTAGCGGACATATTGTTGTTGCCGGACCGGTTCTTTGAACGTGATCGTGCAACGGCCTTCCGCCTGCTTCGAGACCGTGGCGTCCCGGGTGTCTGCTGTGACTTTGGCGATTTCGATGCGGCTTGTGTTGGTGATGTCGGGGTCTTTGATTTGGACATACGAGGCTCCGGGGATCACGGGGAAACTAACCCAGGACGGCATAGGTAAGCGTTCCTGCTCCTGTAGTGGCGAAGGCAAACGTGACGGTAAAACTGCCATCGGTAATAGCGACGGTGGCGTCGCGTGCGTCTGTGGATGTTGGGACCAGCAGAACGGCCGAACCTGCTGTTACCAGCGGATCAACGACCTGTAGCTGCGTGCTACCAGACGGTATGGCCGCCGTGCCAACGCAGGCGAGCTTTCCGTCGAGGGCTTGGTTCACCGCCGTGGCGATGTCTCGCGCCGTGCCGCCTTGTGGCGGGAGCTTTGTTGTCTGCAGCGTCATCGGCGACCCTGCGGTACAAAGTCGGCGCTAAAGCCGTGGGCGTTTGACCAGTCGCCGGTCGCGGTGAACTGCAGCGCAAAGTACCGACCGGTCTTGCGGGCCGGAATCAGGTTCGTGCTGTTGACCGCTGTAGACGCCGCAAATGAAAGCGCGTCGGTCTGGCGGGTGCGTGACCCAACGGCGCAGCTTACGGTGGACGTAGCGTCCTGCGCGTCGATGTGCGGATAGATGCCGCGCACCAAAACATACTGCTGTTCGACGGGTTCAAACTCGCCGGTCTGCAGCGTCAGGTCCAGCGGTGTGCCGGACAGTGTAGCGACAACGGACCCGTCGTCGGTCGTCTGCGCCAACGCCAGCGAAGACGTGCCGCCAGCGTAGGTCGGGGAGTCCAGCGACAGGGTCAGGTCTTCCAGCGTCTGCGCGCTGCCGTCTGCGGCTGTGTCGAGAGATTCCAGCGTCACGCCGAGCTGGCGCATGGTGCCGACCGTCTGGTGCTGGACCCGTGCGAAACCCCAGCGATCCAGCGTAAAGTCGTAGACGATCAGGCTGTCGTTTTCGCCGGAACTGTTAAGCGAGCCGTACGACCACACGACCAAGCTGCGCGCCGGGTCAATAACGCAGGAAAGGTTGCTGGCGTTTGCACGGTCAAAGTCGCGGAAGAAAAAGTCGTTTACGCGCTCAGCGCCGATGTTCTGCACCTGCCCACCAGCGTAGCGCTGGAACCCGTCCTCGTTGAGGAAGTACACCTCGTCGGCGCTCCGCGACGCAACCGACCCAGCAAACTCGCAGCCGCGGTTGCTGACTTTGTCGAACGTAAACACCAGCGGCGCGCCGACATACTGCATGCGGTAGATGCCTTCGCGGGTCAGGATCGTGCCTGTCTCGCCGCCTGCCATGCCGGTGATTTCCGACGCGTCGGCCAAAATCTGTGCGTCGGCTTGGTTTGTGCCAATCGTCCAGCTGTTGGCGTCGTCAATCTGTGACCACCGGACTTCCGCTTCGGAATTGCCTGTGTTGCCGCACACAAGGAAGCGGCCGACTACAGCCAAGTGTGTGGCGTTGGGTGCGCCGCTTACGGCCGCTGGGGCGGTAGTGCCGTCTACGGGGAAGCTCTGCAGCGTGACGCCGCTGCCGCCTGCAGCGTAGGCGTTGCGGGTGCCGCCGGTCGTGGCGAACTCGGCGAACCGCCACCGTTGCACTGCGGAATACGTCAGGTCGCCGGTCGAGAACTGCGTGAACTTTTTGCTGCTGGGGTCAAGCTTCAGCAGACGCGTGCCGGTGCCGACGTACATACGCACGTCCAACGCGCCGGAGCTTACAACTGCGGTCGAGTGCATACCTACAATCGTCGGCATGGCACTGTCTGCGGCGGGGTTGCCGGTAGACTGCTGCGGCTGCGTTACGACCGACGCGCTGGGGACAGACTTGACGCCGCGCAGTGCTGGGAAGCCGTTTACCAGCGTCGCGATGCCGGGGTTGCCCAATGACGGCTGGTCAGGCAGCCACGCCCCAAAATCAATCATCGTGGGTCTGTCCATGTGGCGGTGGTGCGGGTCTGTTCCGTCCAAACCCCAGCGTCGCTACGGGCGTGGGCTACGAACGTGGCAGCGTCGCGCGCTGGGTCGGTGTACTCGAAGCCAAGCAGGAACAGCATGTTGTCGGTCATGCCGTCGAGGCCCACGTCGTCAATCACGACCCCGTCGAGCGTTGCCGGGAAGCTGTCCAGCGGCACGTCGCGGAGCGCTTCAAGCGGTACGGTCTGAGTTTCAGTAGACACTGTTTTCTGGCGCTCTGCGGATTTGCAGGTCGTTGCTGCCGAACCGCTGCTTGTCGCTGTCGCGGTCTATTTCGGCGAGGCATCGCGTAAACTGCGCGTCGTGGTACACGCTACGCTGCTCGTCCTGCAGAAAATCAAACGCGGCCTTTAACGTGCCGTGCAGATACGCGTCGCCGTGGCGCGTCAGCAGCGTGTTTGTCGTGTTGCTGTCCGACAGCTCGTCGAGACCCTCATTGTAGACGATTTCCAGCGTCGTCGTGTCGGTCGGTGGGGCGTACAGCTCCAAGTCGTTGGCCGTGATCGTGTACTGCTCGATCTTGCTAGGCGTGCTGCCGTCGCGCTTGCGAGCGTCCAACTGCGCCGGGGTCAGGTACTGCAGCGCGACCCGTGTGCCGTCAGCGGCAATCGTCGCAACCTCGCGGATGCTGCGCAGATCGGTTGGCAGCGACACGAACTGCTGGTTTGCGATAGCCGTGGCGCGGGCGACGCGTTCGAGCAGGGCGATGTCGAGTTCGCGGGACATGCGTTGTTCCGCCAAGCTGATAAACGTCTTGATTTGCGTGGTCAGGTCGTCCCGGGCCAAGAAATCAGCGACGAACGACTGCAGCGTGGCGTAGGTGTTCATATCGTGCCTTCCGACGTCCTAAAGAACCGGTTGTCGTAGTCGTTAAGCCAAGCCTTCCAGAAACGCGGGTTTTCTTTCGGCGTGCCGTGCTTGCCCACTAGGTCGTAGTAGAGCGTCGAGGGTATGTCAGCGACGTGCTTCATATGCCGCTGGGTGTTGCCAATCATGGACTGCTTTTCGGCGTTCCGTAGGTCACGGTTTGCCGCCAGCAGCGGATCGACTTTTTGGATCGTGAAAATGTCGGTTACAAAACCTTCATCGTTTTCACGGACTACCGTCTTTTTATCGGTAGTTTCGCTTAGGGTTTTGACTGTCATTTTGTAGAGAACGGGGCGACCACTACAGCCGCCCCGCCCGTCCCCCGATTAGGAGTTGGTCAGCGCGTAGATTGCGCCGTGCGCCTTTGGAGCCGAGACCTGCATCGAGAACTCGCTAAGGACGAAGCCACGGGTGCTGTCGCCTTCTTTTGCGAGGTCTTGCTTGACGAAATCACGACCTGGCAGGGTCACATATTCTGCGAACTCTGGGTCAAGCAGGTATACGCGTTCGTTAGGCATGAACCGGTCAACAACTGCTTCGAGCTGGCCGAAGTCGGACAGGAACACAGACACAGCCGAGACAGCGGTTGCCGCCTTTGGAGTAGTCATGTTGACCTGGTTGTTAATGGTGTCGTTGTTGGTAATGGTCGCTGCGGAGAACTTACGCTTCTGAACAGGAGACATGACCATCAGGGATGGGTTGCCGCCGTCTTCAAACGCAGCCTGCATTACGGTTTCAAGAAGGTCCACCGACAGGGCGCGTGGAGTGCCCCAGTCGTCGGCAATGCCGTCAGACCCAGCGTCAGTAGTCGCGTCGGTGATTGGCAGGTCCGAGCCGTCGCCGGTGAACGAGCCGTTTGCAGTGGCGGAAGCGCCAAGGCTGGTGTTGGTGATCCACGACGACAGAGTAGCGGCCTTGCGGTTGCCCGAAGTGGACTTGGCTTGGTCGCTGGTCAGGATTTTTTCGATGTCTCGGCGCAGGGTGATACCGGCCAGCAGAGACTGGTACGCGGATTCACGTTCACGGCCTGCGGTGTCAACAGCGTCGATGGTATCGCTTACTTTGAACGCCTTGTACGCAATCTGCATCTGGTTCTGCAGACGGGTCGTCAGGTTGTCATTGTAAGACGAAATGGTCGCGCCTTCGGCTTGTGCGTTGGTCGCGTCAGCAGCGGCCAGCTCCTGCACCTGCCAGTCGAAAAGCGTGTTTTTGCGAGTACCCTTTTTAAGCGAGGACAGTACGGGAACCTCGTCTGGGTCGATACGATAAATTACGTCGGCGAGGGATTCCCGTGCGCCAATCGCATTTGCGGTGGATACAACAGCCATTGTAATGGCTCCTTTCGCGTATTAGCCCCGACGGGCTACAAGCGCGTCCAGAGCATCATTGAATTTGCCGGTCTTGCTGAGTTTCTGCATCGCTTCGCGTTGGCGTTTCGACTTCACAGGCTCTGCAGCGACAGGCGCTTTACGTTTCACAACTCGCGGCGCGGTGCGCTTCTGCTTCGTGTCCGTGGCTCCCTGCTGCATTTGCTGGTATTGCCAAGCAGCACGAAACACCGGCAGCATCCGGGCGTCGTTAAGTTGATTGATTTCTTCGGCGGAAAATCCTGCGGCGAGGGCCGTGTCTACGATACCTTGTCGCTCGCGATTTAACGTCTCTGGGTCAGACCACTCAGGCATTAGTTCCATCGCGCGCTGGGCCTGGTGTTGGACCTGCTGCTGGAACGCTTCTGCCTGCTGCTGATGGATTTCCGCGAGCTTTTGCTCCCGTGCTTCCTGCAGGCGTTTGATCTGTAGAAGGGCCTTTGGATCGGCTTCGCTCAACTGGGCTTCTTGCTCTGGTGTGAGCTGGCTCGCGGCTTGAACGGCCTGTAGTTCCTGTTGCATTTGCATCAGCGTTTGCTGGTAGGTCTGCAACTCGGCGGTCATCTGGTTTTGCAGGTCACGCGCTTCTTTGGCCCGTGCTTGGGCCTCTTTGAAGCGGTTCTCTGTTGCCTCCCTTTTTTGCACATTTTCGACCACATCGTCAATGGCAAGGGTGCGCTCTTCGCCGTCCACCACGACCCGCATCTGCCAAGTGCCGTCTTCGGCTTGGATCAGCCGTTCGGGTAGTTCTACGGTGTCTGGCTCTGCCGTGGCTTCAGCCTCAACTTCTTCGGCCTGCTCCGGTTCCTCAACGTCCTCCGCAGCAGTCTCGACTGGCGCATCTTCCTCCAACGCTGCCGGTTCGACCTCTGCGGGCGGCTCGACTGGCGTTTCTGCCGGTGCTGCGTCCTGCGTCGGTTCATCTGTTGGGGCAGTGGCGCGGATCAGGTCCAGCGCTTCGGTCATGCTTAGGGTGTTGTCGCTCATTTTTTGGGTGCCTTATCGTCATGCTCTAATTTAGCTATTCGATTTTCGAGTTCACGGCGGATTGCTTTGATCGCGGTTATCGCGTGATACGCCTCTCTACGGGCTTCATCGTCCGCCGCAGACGACGATTCAAAACGCGCGATTGCGCGCTCCCGCATGATGCGTTCGATTTCAACCCAGACGTCGCTGCGAAGTAGCTGCTGCGCGCCCGCTACAAATTCGCGCTCGTTCATGCAACGCCTGGGATATTCGTGGATACGGCCGCGTCGCCCATGGCGAGTTTCGCGCGGCGAAGTTCAAGCTCGACCGACATTTCCTGCTGTTTGAGGGCCAGTTCGGCTTCGAGCTTTTCGCGTTCCAACTGGTGGTCGGCGATTTGCTGTTCGCGCTTCAGCTGGATTTCCGCCTCGAACTCGGCCCTGCGCTGGGCAACTTCCGGGTCTTCCTTGGGCGGCTGCTGCGCCTGCATCTGACGGAACTCGGCCAACTGCTGGTCGGTCGCGAACATTGTATCGACGTCTTTGATACCCGCCATCATGCCAAGTCGCCGTACCGTGGACAGGTACTGCTCCACCGACACGACCGGGTTTTCGAGGCCCAGTTCCTGCAGGATTTCGCGCTGTAGCCCGGCGATCTGCTGTAGCGCGGACATGCGCTCTGCGTCGCGGCCGGTGCCAAGGCCAACGTCAATGTCTACGTCAAACGACACGTCGATGCTGGCCGGGTCGATTGCTTCAAACATGTCGCCGCCTACGCGGACCTGCTGCGGCCCGTCGAGGTGCTTGATCGCCAACTGCAGCAGCAACTGCGCCATGGGCCGGATGCCGGTTTCGGCGATGGTCCGCGCGATCATAAGCGCTTTGGCCTGCCCGCCCTGGATCGCGGCGTTTACGCCAGCTGCGGTCGTGGACTGCAGTGCGTCTGGGTCGAGGTGCAGGTTTTTACTGCCGGTGCGCTGGTCGCGGACCTGATCCATGTAGTTAAGCAGCGACATGCCCTGCGGGCCGACTTGCGGTACTGGCAACGGCTGCACCATGCCCGGCGCGTCCATGCGTACGATACCGCCGGGGCGGGACTGCAGCATGTCGTCGAGGTTCACGCGGCCTTCTACAACCGCAACACGGGCGTCGTTGGTCAGGTACAGGTTGTCCAGCACGCCGCGCAGGGCGACGGACTTCACGCGCTGAATGTCCGTGACCATTTCGGCAACGCTGCGGCCAACAAGCCGGTGCGGGACGCGGATCGGGGTCGCGCATACGAACGGAGCGTTGTCTACAGGCTCGACGTCCAGAACGTGGTTGGACTGGCCGATGGTCAGCACCTTATGCAGCGTCGGAATGCCGGTTTCGTGCATGTCCAGCGGCATGTAGGATTCGACAACGCGGACCAGTTCGTTGTTGCGCAGGGCGTAGTTGTGCGTGCTGCCGCCGTCGATTTCGTCGTGGCGTACTTGCGTTTCCTGTTCGTCGAAGCCCTCGCCAAGGCCAACGTGGGCCTCAACCTCGTCGCGGTCGTAGCCCTGCGAGACGAGGTCGCCGACGGTCTGGTAGGTCCGCATGGCCAAGAACGTGGCGTCTTCGACCGACGTGGCCTGCGGGCTGAACAGGAAGTCTTCCGGGGCGACGTTCTCGATCTTAATGCGGCTGTCCCGGCGGGTGCGGCGCAGCTGTACGTCAAAGGTTTCAAACAGCGCTGGTTCGGCGTCTGTGCTGATCGACACGGCTTCCAGCACTTCGACGTCTGGATCATCGGCCAATGCAGCCACGTCGAGTTCGGTCAGCCCCTCGTAGGTTTCGACCGCGTAGGTGATGTCGGTGTCAAAGAACGCGCGCGCTACGCCGGTCTTATACAGCAGCGCGTCTTTAATCAGGTCGCTAAGGATCAGGTAGCCGTTGTTCTGCGAGGCGAAGATGCTGTTGACCAGCACGGTCGCAGCTTCCGCTTTGCTGGCGTCGTCGGGGTGCCGTGGCAGGAAACGGAAGATTTCGCCGGAGCGCATGAACACTTCCAGCAGCGACGACATAAGGTGTTCGACCACGTCCGCCACTTCGGTCGCCACGATAGACGACTTGCCGTCCGGCACGGCGTTGAACTGCTTGCCAAGATAGAACTCGGTCGCCTCAATGCGATCTGCGGACAGTTCGCTGTCGCTGTAGCCTATCGCGGCGTCTAGTTCAGCGCCTACGCGGGCGCGGATTTCCTCGCGGTCGAGCATGTTAGCCGCAATACTTGCCGGACTTCATTTTGACGCCCTTGGTGCCTTTGGCCTTGGATTTGCCGTACATATCAACAGTTCCACTTCTTGCGTGACCAGTAGTTGGCCGAGAATTTATCGGCTGTCCCTTTGATCCCACCGGAGCGGGCGCAGTAGGACGCCTTGCGTTTTGGCTGGTCCTTCTTGATCGACATGTTGGGGTCGCCAAAGCGCACCAACCGGACTTCGTCGCCCTTTTTCGCAGCCACGACGAATTTCTTGGACGAGCCTGGTTCAGCGCGCCGTGGTTTATTGTAACCCTGGAAGGTGATACCGCGATGCTTAATTGCCATAATCAGACGTATTGTTGCCCATTGTCGTAATTTAATGTCTTACCATAGGAGCGGTGTCGCCCGCTACCCGCCTTGGCTGCGGTGCTGGCAAACGTCAGCATCAACGCGTCGGCCAAGTCAGGGCTGCGCTGGCCCCGGCGTTTCAGTTCTTCCTTCGACTCTACCTTGAGTTTGCCGTTTGACTGGAACTTGAACCGTGGCGCGGTTAGTTCGGCCTGCAGTACGCCGTCGTCTTTGGGCAGGCTGCAATCGCGCTGCTCTAGCCACTCGCGGCACTGGAACCACAGTTCGTCGCGCAGGCGTAGGTACTTCTGTGACAGCGCAGCGGACTCGGCCACGTTGATCCCGCGTACCGGCACGAAGTCCATTTCCTTGAGGCGGTCCACGACGCCAGCGCCAAGGCCAATCACGTCTACAAGGATTTCGGCGGGGCGGTCGTCGTAGCTGCAGGCGTCGAACTCTTCCAGCACGATACCGCAGATTTCCATCAGGTCTTTGCCCTGCCACGCCTTGATCGGCTCGACCAGGCTGTTGCCCCGTCGTTTGGCTAGAGCAGTCCGGTCGCTGCCATAACGCGCAACGTCGAGGCCCCATACCGGTCGCAGACCCTGTAAAGGTTCCACGTCTCGCGTGAGCGCAGCTTCAACCAAGTGTAGGGGTATGATCGTGTCATCGTCCGCCTCGGGGAACAGCCCGTAGACGCGGACCCGCATCTGGTTGGAATCTTCGCCGTACTGCTCGCGCATTTCTTCGATAAAGCCGGGGCGGACGTAATCGGCGTCGGCGCACGACACCGTCATCGTGGCCCAGCGATCTACGTTTTTGTTGAACGCGTCGTAGAAATACCCGCTGCTACGGGTCGGGTTGCCACACATGACGATTTTTGCGCCCGGCGTGGATAGCGACCCTTGCCCGACTTCGAAGATAATATCAGGAATGCCCGACGCTTCATCTAGGATGAACAGCATGTTTTCGGAATGGAACCCTTGCAGAGATTCGGGGGAATCCCGCCGACTGGTGCGAGCCACTGCGTAGGATTCGCCGCCGCCGCGTAGCGAGATTTTGTCGCTGCGGAACTCCAACTGTTCCTTAAACGCGGGGTGCATCTGCCGCGCCCAGCGCGCTACTTCGGGCCACAGCACGTCGCCAAGCTGGCTGGCCGTGTTGGCCGTACAGGCCGCTTTGACCGGATAGTGCGTACACAGCCACCACAGCAGCACCCACGACAGGAACGCCGTCTTGCCAACGCCATGCCCCGACTTGATCGCTACGCGGTCGTTGTCGCGGATTGCCTCCAGCGCCTCGCGTTGCCACCGCTGCGGGGTCGCGCCAATGATGGTCCGCACAAACAGCGCTGGGTCTTCCCGTAGCCGCAGCAGGGCGCGCTGTTCGTCGGTCAGCTGGTCCAGCGCTGGCAGCGCGGCGTCTGGGGCGGCCGGGGCGGCCGGTACAGGCGCAGGAGCGGTCGGCTGTGCGGTGGCTTTGGGCTTGCGGGGCTTAGCCATGGCGGGGGGCCTCCGGTATAAAAATGCCCCGACGGCCAATGTGGGAACCGCCGGGGCCAGTGCAGCAGCGTTGAACTTGATGGGAGGACAAGTCGGGCCGCAGACGCGCAGACAAGAGAGATAACGGAGGAAAACTCAGCGCGTTTCCGTGGTGTACCAACTTGTGATGGGTAACGTCAAGCATTGTTTTTCGGGCCGTATCCGTTGCGCTCTGCCCAGGCGACGACTTCCGCCTCGCAGTAGTGGACCGCAGCGCGGCTGTCCTTGACGCGGGGCAGCGGGTCGTGCCTGCGGGTCGCGAGCTTGTTTAGCGACTGCGGGTGCAGGCCAAGGTATGCCGCCGCTTCGGCGCTGCGCCAGTTGTAGGCTTTGTCGGCGCTGACGATCTCCGGATACACCGGGCGCGGGCCGGGGCGCGGTACGTCGCCAACGAAGAACGCGCGGTAGTGCTGGTCCACCCAGTCGATGTAGTACACGCGCTCCTGCGGCGACAACTGGTGGAACGGTTTGTGGAACGCTGGTTTAGTCGTCACGTTGCAGCAGCTCCGATAAGGCCAACGCGTTCCATATCACGGCGTCGTCGTGGCAGATGTCGCCCCACTGTGTCGGCTCGTCGGCGATGACCCCGTCGCACAGCTCGAACGCATGGCGTAGCAGCGCGTCTTTGTAGCGCGCGGGGTCCGGTACGTTGCGCCAGTTGTCACGGCCGTACTGGGCCGCTCCGTGGTCGTTGCGCCAAATCGTGCGCAGGAGCGCGTCGCGCCCCGGCAGGCGGACCAGGCCGGACCATTGCGGCTTGTCGGCGTCGTTTTTGCGGAAGGTCGTCATGGGGCTAGGCGATGTCCTCGTACACGGTGAAGCCCAGCGTGGCGGCCCAGTCGCCTATTGCGCGATGCGTCGTACTGCCCTGCGGCGTTAGTTTGTCGAGCCATTCAACGAACTCCGTCTTGCTGCCGTGCCAAACGGTGGGATGCTTGGACAGCTTTGGGTCCGGGCTGAAGCGGCAGACGATGTTGCCGCCCTTGGTCCGGTACACGTCGAGACAGCCAATCTGGGGGAACTCGCGTGAGCCAAGCTCGGTGCCGGTGAAGCGCACGGCGGGGGCTTTATGGCGCGGCAGGATATGCAGGGCGTCGGTGCTTGGGGCCAGCTTTAGCTGCTGTGCAGGCGCTGCGGGCGCAGGAGCGGCCGCGTCATGCTTGGCGATGTAGTCGCGGAGTTTCTGCAGGTTCAGCTTGCCCGGCACGCTGCTGCCCATTTCCCACGAACTGACAGCGTAGCCGCTAACGCCAATGGCTGCGCCGACCTGTTCTTGCGTCAGGTTGGATGCCGCGCGGATTTTGCGGAGCTTGCGGGCCTCGGGGAGCACCACGCGGACGGTGTCGGGTGTAGGGGCGGGGGACGGGTCGGCAGTGCGAAAAACTTTTTGGAGCATCGGGGCTGTAGTCCTTTCGTAAAATCGCAGGGGGGGGTGTGGGGGTGTATCAAATAATAAGTACCGGTCGGTCTGCGCGCGACGGGGGGGGTCTAGGGGTCGGGGTCGTCGTCCTCTGCCGCCAAGGCGTCCACCACGGCCAGCGCGTCGCGCACGATGTAACGTTTGCTAGTGGCAAGGCGCGACTCTACGTCTGGGTCGCCGCTAAGTGACTGATCCGGCTCGATAAATCCGCGAGCCATGTTCGGTTCGATCGGCGGCCGGTGTCCGGTTTCGTGCGCTTCGCCGTCGATAACGCGGCCCAGGTCGCGTAGCGCGCCGGTAAGCGAGACGTTTATATTGGTCTGCTGCTCGTTGCCGCGCCATTGCGGGCCGCCCATGCGTTCGAGCCAGAATTTCGCCGCTGCCGTGTCGCCGTCCTCTGTGGCGCGCTTGTACAGGCTATTCGCCACGCTGGCCGACGCGCCTATTCGCGATCTGGCGAGACTCGCCCGCCCGTCAGGTGTATTTTCAAGCCTCGACTGGAACCGGGCCGCCGTCATGCCCAAAAATTGTGCAATCTGTTCCTGCGTGCAGCCAACGCCGCTAAGGCGCTGTGCATCGGCCAATTCGTCCGGTGTCAGGCCGCCTTGCGGCGTTGCGTTGTCATCCGTCATGGCCGGGCCAGCGCTCCGGGTCTGTTAGCAGTAGCAGACGCACGGCCAGGGCGGTCACTTTAGGAATCGGCGTCTCCGCCAACTCATAACGGCGGTACGTGCGTGCATCGACGCCCAGGACGGCGGCCAGTTGTACGCCGGTCAGGCCCAGCGCTTGGCGTGCGTTGCGTAATTGTTCCGGTGTCATGCGCGACAGTATAGGGCAAACCGCCGGAAAGCGCTATGCGAATTTTTTTGTTTCTGCTTGTTATTTTTGTATTGACCGTTAGGGCAAAACGCCCTAGAAAGCATGTACACAACAAAACGGAGTGAATGACATGACCGACGAACACCTGCCTATCGGCGCAAACCGCTACGGCTTAGAGCTAGTTACCCGCGCCGTCGCCCAAGGCGGTAAATACGGCTTAAACGACTGCCTTACCCATGACGAAGCCGACCCACTGGTTGAGTTTTACAGCCGCGACACGTTTGGCCCCGGCGAACATCAATTCATCGGCCGCTACTACCTGAGCACCCTAGTCGATGACGGTCGACACGTTACAGGGCTTTGCCTGCACGGCGGGGTCGAGGAATGGGTGGCGTCGCCCGGCCAAGTGGCGGCCGCAATCCGTAACGCGCAACAAAGCGCTGCCTAGACCTACCGAAACAAAACCGGCGCGCCAGTAACTCGGCGCGTCGCACTTACCAACATGGGAGAATCTGACATGACTACCGATACGCAACTGCAGGACCACTGCAACCATATTGCCCAGCTAATCGCCAACGAGGATTGGACGAACGGCATGACCGCAGACGACTTCGACAGCGCAGACGAATACGAGGAACAGAACAACGCCTTGAGCTGGATTGCTGACGCGCTTGACGTTCAATGGCTCGTTTCATCCGACCGAAAAGAGATGCTGGGCGCGCGCATCCTCGTTGCCTTTGGCGGCCCGAATATTTGGGTCGATACACGCACAGGCCGCGTCGAAGGGCATTGGTGGGGCGAGTCTGCCGTCGCTGAATACCCGCAGAACAACGGCGCTGCAGAACTCGACGACGCCTGCGAGACGCTTTTTGCTTGCTAACACTACCGAAACAAAACTGGTGCGCCGTCATACCGGCGGCGCCGCACTATGGGAGCAACCGACATGTTTAAAGAGACCACCAACCGAAACATCAACGGCACGATTGAAATAGGCGGCCTGACAGCCCCGGATATTTACCACCGCCAATTCGCTAACGCGCCGACCGTCCCCTGGGATGCGCCGGGCCTGACCATCACGCGCCTGCGACTGCTGTCAGACCCCGGTTGCCCGTTTTGGGACGTTAGTTACTGCCACGGCGTTTTAGACGGCGCTCCTGTTTCGGTGCTGGTCCCATTCGATCAGCTCCCTAAGCACGGCATGAAGCGAGCGCTTTACGAGCACGCACAAGCAACGGGCCGCTACATCAAGGGCCTTTTTGCAGCCATCAGCACGTTTAATTGACCAACAACAAACTGGTGCGCCGTCATACCGGCGGCCCGCCGCACCATGGGAGCAACCGACATGACAACCCATCGGGCCGTTATGGCCGTCTGCACCGGCGCATTGCTGGGCGTGCTCGTTTGGTCGCTGCACGTCTGGGCGCTCACCCCGTACTGACCAAGCAACGCAACTTGAAACACCGGAAAACTTTTTTGGAGCACACCATGAAACGACCAATGTACTGGCTCGCCGATTCCCAAATCCACGGCTATGGCCCAGCGGATGCACAGGGCGACACACACTTGAGCATTTCGCTGGAAGGGCTGCGCACGCTCGCAGAAGTCGCGGCGCGGGGCTATGCCGACATGAAACGCGTCTGTGACGCCGGAACGGTTAGCGACCAAGACCTAGAGGCGACCGTCGCCGCGCGGCACTGGCGCGACGCATTGCGCGAAATTGCGTACTGGGCCGCAGAGCAGAAACGCCAACAAAACGCGGGCGTCGCGCCCGAATAACCGGCCTAAACAGCCGCCCCGCCCTGTGATCCGTGACACGTTGTGACGCGTCACAGGGCGGTTTTTGCGGCGCTGTGCCGCTTCCGCTTCTTTTCTCTGTTCCTTTTTTTACTACCAACGTGTCACAGAATAGGTAAATACGGCTTAACCCGTTGGCCCTAAACGATTTTTCGACGTTTCCAACGCGTCACCAACGCGTCACAACGCGTCACCAACGCGTCACAACGCGTCACAGATTCAACTAAACGCAGAGCCGCCGTCGATAATATCGCCCCGTAGTGTACCTGACGGGCCGCGCGTTTCGTCGCCCGCGTCGTCGCCGTGGCACCAGTAGCGACCATCCCGCCGCCGCACCCGCCGCCAACCGGCGCGCCGCAGCTGCTCCGTTACACCGCCCCCACGCAGGTGCTGCCCGGATAGGTGCCGCACGATCTGCAGCATGTCTTCGCCGCTGACCGAAATGCCGCCGTCCGCCGCGTAGTGCGTCAGCGCATATTGGTTCAGCACGTCGCACCAGTCCGACAACATCGCGTCGGCTACTTCGTCCGTGTCGGATTCCGGCGCGCGCAGCGGCAGCGGTCGATCTGCAAAGCCGCGCTTTAGGTAAGCCGCTATGTCGCAAAGTCCCTGCTCGCTCAAGCAGTGCATCGCCGCGCTGATGTAGAATGACGCCGGGAGCGGATCTTTGGCCTTACACACGACCGCAAAAATGCGCCGCTCGTTTGAGCTATCGAAAATCAAACCGTCTTTAAAATTCGAGTTAAACCAATACCGTGCCCACGCTCTAACCATTTCGGGGTCTTTGTGCTTGGCTTCCAATTGGCTGTACTCTTCGGTGATACTGCTCTTCAGCGCTTCCATGGCGTTAAATCGCCCCTGGCTGGCGTCCGTGACTTCCTGCACCACGCAGAACGTCTTACCCGCCAGAAACCCCGTGAACCGCCCTGTGAGCTGCGCCAGCGTCTCCAACGACACCGTTGACGGGCCGTAGTGCAGCCGCCGGATGATTTCCGCTAACATCGACTTCCCGGTGCCTTTTGTTTCGCTAATCATCAGCACGGCCCAGCGCATGCGCTCCGTATCACGAAACAGTGAGCACGCGGCCCAGCGATATATTTGCTCCGCCACGTCTTCCCGGTCGCCGCACAGAAACAGCACAAGCTGCCGAAACTTAGCCACGGCAGCACTGTCCGGGTCGCCAACCGCCGCCCATTGCACGGCCGGGTTTTCGCGCCACAGGTTTATTTTCGCGGTGCCGTCATGGTCGTAACAGATGACCGGCTGCCCCGGCAGCACGTCCGTTCCTTCGACAATTGTTTTCTCCGGGTCGTCCTTGTACCGGTCGATCCATTTGACCCGCTTAACGTCGCCTTTGTCGGTTAGTTCCGTGTCGTGGAAATGCCGGTTTACGGTTTCCCATGCGCGGTGCGTCCAATACGTGCCGTTTTTCAAATTCACAAATTTATCATTCCGCGCGTCGAACACCGCGCGCTCCGCCCGCCATAGCTCATACGTCAGCGCGGCGTCGGGTGCGTCCGTGCTCGCGGGCAGCTGGTCGCCGGGCCTGCCCCAGCGCGCCACGGCTGTTTCAATGAACCCCTGCACCTCACGCGTCGTCTGGTCGTACGTGTACCCCGGCAGCGTCCAGCCCGCAGCCGCCCGCGCGTGTATCTGCTCATCCGGCACGCCACGCTGCACCCAGTGCGCCACCAGCGCCAGGCCGTTGCTATGCCAGTTCACACCTTGGCGTATCTGCTGCTCGCACGCCGCCCAGTCACGGTCGCTAGGGCCGCCACTGCCAGCCGCCTGCAGCGCCAGTGCCGCCGGGTCGGCCACCACAGCCGGTGCCAGCGCAGGTGCGCCCGCCCAACCGGCACGCAGGTCCAGCAGGTCTTCCACGTAATACTCATGCCGCCAGTGCTCATAACCGGGCCAAGGCTCGCACAGCACCGGGGCCGCTAGGCGGCCGTTGTACGTGCCGGGCAGGCGCAGGACGCGGCTCGGGTTCACGGCAGCGCGGTCCCCGCCAAGCTCGCCTGCCAGGTGTTCGTTCACGCGGCGCACCAGCTCCATGTCGTCCGCTGGGTCGTCCAGCCGCCAGTATGCGTGCAGCCCAGCGCCGCTAAACACCACGCTCGACGGCGGCATGGGCAGCGCAGCCAGTTTGGCCACCACGGGCGCAGCGGCGGCACGGGCCGCGTCGGGTGCGGTGCTGGCCTTGTCGTCTTTGGCGATCAGGTCGATGTCCACCCACGCACACGGCAGCAGTTGCGCGGTGTCATTACGCACCGGCGCGCGGTCCCGCATGGCGGCGAGGCTGTAGGTCAAAAACTGCGGTGTCGCGGCGGTTGCGGGCGCGTCCGGTATGGCGGTCAGTTCGTCAGCCGTGCGCCACGCGCTCCGCTGTGCAGCCGCGCCGTTCGTCAGGTCGCGCAGCTCGATAACCAGCCCGTCGGGTAGCCCGTTCCGCCATAGCTCACGCAGGTGCGTGGCGGCGTGTCCCATTAGTCTAGTGTCCTGAAATTCTTGGCCTCGCGGCGTTTCAGCGTTTTAATGATCCGGCGGACCGCGTTGCGCTCCCGCTCCGGTAGCTGCCACCACTCGCGCAGCATCTGCATGCTGATACGCTGCAGGTCTTTACTGATCGGGTGCGTCGCTGGGATCGACAGGTCGGCCACCAGCTCGTTCACGGAGCAGTCAAACACCGACGCAATCGCAAGCAGCTGCTCGACGCCCATGGCGCGTTCGCCCGCTTCCCAGTGCCACCAGGTCCGGCCGCTGTAGTCACCCGCACGCGCCGCCGCTTCGCCAGCCGTCATGCCGCACGCGATGCGTTTCTCGCGAATACGGTTGCCGAGTTCGATCATGTTGGCGGTGCCGCACTTGTCGGCCCAGTGCCGCAGCGCCGGGCTGACCCGACGCGGCGACTCCAGTTTGCTGTTCGTCTTCCTTGGCACGGCGCGACCCTAGAACGGAATCTCGTCGTTCAGCGTGTCGCTCATACCGCCGCTAGGCTTTTGCGGTACGGAAACACCCGACGCCAGCATGGCTTCCGTGTTGGTCCCCATGGGCCTTGTGGCAGGCGCAGCTTCCGGCAACAGGAACGGCGCTTGCGTGTTCGGGTCGCACGGAATGCGGCCAACCAGCGGCTCGACGATCCCGGACAGGTCCGGCGCGTCGGGGTTAAGTGCCGCCTCGCCGGTCGGGTCGACCAAGCCTTTGAACGTCAGGGTCGGCACTTTCACGTTGCCACCGGCACGCGTCTGGATCGTGCTGGGCTTGTCAAGCTCCCAGACCGGGGACCAGTCCGCTGCGCGGAACGTGCGGCCCATGAGCTGCTTGACGTTTTGCATGGCCTGCCGCAGCTGGATATTCGACGTCACAGTGCCGGTGCTTAGTGTCGCCTGGTGCCACTGCCCCGTGACGAACAACATGCCGTCGATTTGGAAGCCGTCCTGCCACGCGTCTGCACCGCTTGCCCGTTGCGGGTAGCTGGTCAGGTTCGTCGGTAGCCGCTGGCCGAGTCCAAGATAAGCGGCGTGTTCTTCCATTGGCTGTGGCTGGTCGTCGGACCAAGCGGTCTTCGTCTGCCGGAACGTCGGCAGCGCGGCGCAGAACAGGCTGCCCGTAATGTCCACTTCTTCGTCGCCGGTAAGCGGGCGGCAGTACCAACTGCCCTGCTTGAAGCGTACAAACGGCGGGCGTTCTGCCGGGCCGCTGTCGAGGAAGTCGAGCGAAAAGTCGTTAAGTGTTGCGAGTGCGTTTGTCATGTCGTGTCAGTCCTTGTTTTCCGTGACCGTGAGACGCGGGAACCCATTGCCCCTGCGCAGATACGGGCTTAAATCCAGCCCATCCGCTTCAGCGGCTTCGCGGTCGAAACTTTCCCGACCCTTCGTCACGCTGTAGCGAATTTTGTAGCCCGGCGTCTGCGCGACGCTGGTGCCGTGTTCTTCGAGAATGTTGCGGATACGGTCGCCCAGCGCTTCCTTGCTGCGCTTGGCTTCCGCTTCGGTTATCGCGGCCGTCACCCGGTCCCGCGCTAGGTCGTCTAGCTCGTCCAGTAGGTCCGCCGCCATGGCAGGCTTGTCCGGGTCCAGCGCTCCAATCGTCGCTGCCCGTTCGGCCGTGCATTCGTCACGCAGCGCGCAGTCGGAGCATTCCGCCCCGCCCGCTGCCAGCCCTTCGGCCGGTAGGTCGCGGTAGGTTCGCGCGGCATGGGTCAGCTGGGCGCGGCGCAGCAGTTCACGCGCTACGACCGGGTCGCGGGGTATCTCGAAAATCGTGATGTCGGCGTAGTCGCTGGCGTCCACGTAGATCAGCAGCGCGCGTTGCGGCTTGCTGTGGTCGAGCCGGTGGCACAACTCCATACCGAATTGGCACTGCGCGACGTGGGCGGGTTTCGGGTCGTTCAACACCACGCGGGGGTCGATGGACTTAATTTCGAGGTACACCACTTCGCCGGTGTCGCCGAGGCGCATGAACCCGTCCGGGGTGGCGCTAATCCGCAGCGCTTCATCGCGGAGGGTTTCTTGGCGGTCGCCTATAGCGGTGAACCAAATGTCCTGCTGCTGGATCACGCGGAACTCGCGTTCGATACGCGCGAACACCTTGCACAGCCATTCTTCCATGGTGTCGCCGCGTACCGTGAAGCCGTTGCCGGCCCATTCCGCCGCGTCGCGGGTCTGGCTGTATTTTAGCGCGCGCTGGCACCGGTACACGGTAGACGCGCTGACGTAGGCGTTGCGGTCGTGCTCCCAGGTCTTCGGTGTTGTCAGGTGCGCTAGGATTTGTTCCCTAAGCCAAGCTCCTGCCATGTCAGGCGCGGCCAGCTTCGACCCCAGTTCCGTAGACATTCCTGCGTCTCCTCTAGCGACCGCGCCATGGCCCAATAGCCACCGGCGGCTTGGATGATTTCGCCAACCACGCGCTGTTCGGGAGACAACCGACCCTTCGCGGCCTTTAGCTCAATGCAGAGCAAATCGCCGCCGTGCAGGATCGTGATATCGGGCCAGCCCTTGCGCAGCCCGTGCCGCTTAATCGTCTGTTGCGCCTTCCAGCCGCGACGGCCTTCGTTGACAACCGACGTCCAAATAAGCGGCTCTCCCAATTCGCGCTCAACGAAACGCAGCCAGTCGGCGACTTCGGTGTGAATATGGCTTTCTGACTGCGTCATGGGGGCGGTTCATAGCGCAGCTAAAATACAAATGCAATATGAGTATGCGGGTAACATTGACTTTCTGCACTTCACGCCGTACTGTCCCCGCACAACAACAGGGAGCGCCGCAATGAGACGCCACCTATTGCCAGCCGCCATCGCCATTGCAGGCGCTACGGCGATCAGCCAAGCCTACGACGCGCTGGCACAGCAACTCGCAACGCCGCCGGAGCACTGGCTGCCGGAACTACTGAGCGCGGGACCAGAATCAGCGTTTTGGCTCTACGTCGGTGGGTTGGCAGCGGGCGGCAACGCCACGTATTTCGCGGCAACCGGCGAACCGCTTTACTGCGGAGCGCACCACTTGGACGAGGTCGAACGCACGCGAAACGTGATCCTCGATTTCATCGTACACATCGAGCTGAACGAGTACGCGATCCTCGAAGCGGTCGTCCCGGCGGCCTTCGCGGTGGCGTATCCGTGCGCAGGAGCGGTCGGGGGTGCGCTGTGACCCCCCGCATCGCCAACAGCACCGACCCGCTCGTAACCCGCCTGCGCAAGTACATCGACGCCAGCGACGCCGCACAGCAGCCCGTCGAAAACGTCTGCCCAGCTATCGAAGCGGAAATCGCAGGAGTTCTTGATTATGCGCGCGGCACTGATATACCCGCCCGCGAACTGCTGGTACTGGAACTGCACGCCCGGTCGCGCAGGCCGCTGGTAGCTGCAGCCATAAACGGGTTTCGCGACTTACCGGCTGGTTCTTAGTTAATTTGTTGACGTGTCACGCTGCCACGACTAAATATTGCATTGCGTAACCAAGAGAGCGGCAAAACGCTCCGTGAATCCGCAACATATTGGGAGACCTTTGCTATGGCATACGATCAGCAACGCGCTGCCGCCTTTGCGGCTCGCCTCAAGCGCATCATGCGTGACCGCGATCTCACGCAGCTGCAAATTCAACGCAGCACCGGACTGTCGCAACAGGCCATATCTGGCTGGGCGCGCGGCCTGCACCTACCACGCGGCCGCAGGCTGCAAACGCTCGCGGACTTCCTGCAGATGGACCCGCGCGAACTCTGCCCCGAATCCTTCGATGATACGGTGGTTTCTGTCGCGACCAGCAGCATCAATTTTCAGCCCGTAGACGGCCAGCCAGGGTGGTTCATCCTGCGCATCGGCGGCATGCCGGTGGACGACCAAATGCTGCATGAGGTTCTCGAAGCAAACAACCGCTTCAGCGAGCGCAAGAAGCGAGAGGACTTTGTCGATGTCAAACTATAAGACAGCCGACCGGCCCAGTGCCACGGCCGAGGCTTTCGACCTAAAACATTTGCCGGGTACTACCGACGACCTGCGGGTGGTCTGGTACGACCGCGACACCAACGGCGCGCTGGTACTGTACTACGACAGCGTCGGCAAGCACGCGACACGGCGGGCCGCCGAAGAACGCAAGCGCAAGCTCGTCGCCATACGGGACCAGCAGCGGCCACACGTTAAGCTCTGCCCCAACCGCGACCTCTATATGCTCCACGTCTATGTCGGCGACCCGCCAAAGCTGCTGCGGCGGTCCCTTGGCACCCGCGACCCGGACGAAGTACCGCGTCGAATGGAGCAGCGCCTTGCAGAACTTGGCCTTGGCACGTCGGTCGCGCAGTACACGGTGCAGCAAATGCTGTCGGACTATTTTGACCAGAAGCTGGGAGCCGCGACCTATACGACCCGCGCCAGCTTCCGCAGCATTATCGGCAAACTGCGTGATGTACTTACCGACAACAAACAGTTGCAGCATGTAACCACCGCAGACTTAGACGCGTACCGGGAACACCGGCTGCAGACGATCAGCCACAACAGCTTTCGGCTTGACGCCGTTGTCTGGAACGCCGCTGTCCGGCACGCGATCAAAACCAAGCGCGTTAAGCAAGCCGCCGCGCCACCACTGCTTGAGGTCGCCAAGCCGGTCGTTCGTGACAAGCTGGTCCTGACCAAAGACGACTGGGCGACTGTGCTCGACTACGCGGAAGCATGGCGAACCGAGGGCGGCTATTACGGCGACCGCAGCCGCTTGTCGTCGCTGGAACTATACCTCTGGCTGGTCCGCTACACCGGCGCGCGTGTCGGCGCTCTAATGGAACTGACGTGGGACCGTGTGGACCTAGCGCTTGACGTCATCCACCTGCAGCCGAATGGCATACGCGAGACGTCAAAACGCCGCCCCAGCGTCCCCATCGCGCCGGATTTGCGACCGATACTCGAACGCGCTGCAACAGAACGCGAACCAACCGACGCTAACGTGCTGTGGCAGCGCGAGCATATCGGCAGCAAACTGCGTCGGCTGCGGGCCAAAATGGCCGACGACCCAGACCCACGGGTGCAGGACATGGCAGAGCGACTGCACAGCCACGCGTTCCGGCGGTCCTACATCACTTGGGCCGTTGCAGCGGGCCTGTCGCCGTATCTCATCGGGCAGGTCACGGGCCAGTCCACGCAGATTATCGAAACCGTCTATGCGGCGTACCGGCCCGACATGGGCCGCAGCATCGTGGACGCGGTGTAGTGGTGCATATGTTCCTCTAATGTTCTCGTGTAATGCTGTGTTTCTGCTTGTAACGTGCAATTAATACTGAAAAAAAATCTTGCTGCATGGTGCGCTATGTGGAACACAGCAACAGCCGTTAATTCGAGCGGCGCTAATTGGGAGTTAATTATAATGGAATCGCGTATCGACCGTTTCGACTTGACCCTAGAAACCGCAGCCAGTCAGGCAGGCTTTCACGTCCTAGACGAAGAATCCGGTTACTTTGAGGTCGAGTTTAGAGGAACGGTTGATCGGCCGACACTGTTGGCCTTCGTTACTGCGATGCGTACCTACGGCGAGCGCGAGTTACAGTTTGCCGTGTCCGACTCAGGACTTGTCGTCGCGCATAGTTAATTGGTCTGGTAACTTGTAATGAAGTTATTTCAGACACTTAGCTGCACACCATAACTTCAACGCGGCCTGTCATAGACAACCGTAGGCGAAGCCAAAGAGAAGGGCCGGGACGCTGCAACGCTCCGGCCCTTGTCGTTCCTAGTGCATCACTGTCGCATCTTGGTCTGTTTGGTACGTTGTGACCGTGATTTTGACCATTTCTGACCCGATGTAGGCGTTCATTTCGAGGTCCAGCCCCAGCAGCACGGCGTTTTCGACCATTTCGGCAATGGTGTTTCCGCGTATCAAGTCCGCTTCTGCGTCGTCGTCGTGTTCGGTTTCGGACACGGGGTACAGGTCATCGTCAGTCATCGCAAATAGCGTCCCAGGCGGCGTTATGGGCTACGATAGCCCGGAGCGTTTCGGTTGTGTCGTCTGTGCTGCCGGGGATCGGCTCGAACGCCACGCACGCCACAGACAGCGACGGCGGTGGCAGGTCACTTGCGGAGTCGGTCTTTGTTTCGCAGCTGCTCAATAAGATCGTCGCGACTAAGCAAGTCAGCAGACGCAGCGTCGTGTTTCGCGTCCAGGGCATGAGCAGCGGCCTCCAGGTCGGACTTGCGTTGCGCCTTTTCGGCGGCGCGGCGACCACTGCGGTACGCCAACCCCGACTGGATCAGCGCACCAACAATGATGCGGACGATTTGTAGGACGGTCTGCATTAGCCAATGCGCCGGTTCGCGACCACGCGCCCCCAAATCGCAAAGCCAGCCGCGCCGATACCGACGGCGTTCAGCAGCCAATCGACAATGGCGGCCTGGTCCGCAGCGGTGACTTCCGCGATGCCGGTCTGTGACGCGACGCCAGAAACGGCCATCACAATGACGCCCAGTACGGTGCGGGACTGCCACCACGGCTTGGTTTGGTTCGTTGTCTCGTTCATGGGAATAACTCCGAGGTTATGTTACCGGCGAACCGGCGGGTTGTCGTTAGTTACGAAACTGCATAAACGCGCCAGCGGCCAGCGCCGACAGCAGCGCGATGGTGACGACGCGGGTGATGGTCTGCCCGGCGGTCCGTTTGGCACTACGCCACGCACCCAGCAGGCCCTTGAGTTCGTGCAGGTCCGTCACGGTTTCCGGGTCTTCGGGGTCGAGGCCCATACGGTGCAGGGTCTCGTTCACGACTTCGCGGGCCAGCTTTTTGATTTCGTCGTCGGTCATTGCGCGGCCTCATTCTCGAGGGTCTTAACCTCATCCGGCGTGCCGTCGATCACAGCCTGCGCAACGGCCCGTTCCTCGTTGTCCTGCACAATCTCGGGGTTTGGCACGGTCTGCGTGGATGGCGATGCGTCTGGGTCGTTTTCGTCGTACACCAGCACGTCCACGGTTGCAGGCAGCGGCTCAACAGCAGTCTGCACTACGACTTCGTGCAGCACGTCCTCCATTTCGCCTGTCTCTTCGTTGTAGACCTGCTCGCCTGTCGGCTGCATTTCGGTCAGCTCAGGACGCCCATCGGCCAAGACGTACTGGTCGAGCCGTGCGGTGGCCTTGCGATACTGGGCGAGTTGCCAGTTGAACGTATTGTTCGCCTTGTTCGTGTCGTGGTTGGCGCTGAACGTCGCCATGAAAGCGTCGAACTGGCCGTCGCCAAGACGGATGGACTTTTCACGGCGCTGGTCAGGCCAAGACCGACGAATGTATTTCTGCGCCCGTTGCTCAAGCTGCACAGGGGTGAGGTACTGGTCGCCTTTGGTTACGAATAAGGTCATGCTCGTACTCCAATCACTGTGTTGCGTGCGCCGGGGTTCGCTACGGTTGGCTTGACGTAGTAGTTGAAGCCGTCAAACGTCACCTCGTAGTCTTCGGCTGAGCCTTCTCGCTGCAACACGCCATCGTCGTAAACGTGCAATGGCTTCCAGCCTTTCGGCATGGCGAATGCTACGTCCGTACCGTCTGAGGTGTAGACTGAGACGTTGTCGTAACCAACAGACCCATTCCCGTCCGCATTAGACAGCCCTACTGCGTGGCTTGTGCTGGACGCAGTAAAATAGAAAGTGTGCGTTCCAACACCTAAGGTGCTCTGGTTGAGAACAGTGCTCGTTCCGGGGTTTGTCGCCAGACCAACATAAACTCTACCTGTGTCAGTTGATGCATCAACGACCTCAAGCGAAATTGAGTAGGTTGCCCCGACAGTTAGCCCAGAGATCACCTGCGCTACGCCCTGATACCCAACGACAGTTACATCAGCGTAACCGGAAGCGTTCCATGCGACTGAGCCGTTAACCCAAGTGCCAACATTACCCCACCCACTGACATCCGTGTCAAACGTCCCATTCGTCACCAGATTGTCGAACCAAAACTGCCGTTCCTCGTAACCCTGCGTGGCCTTCAGTTCGGTCAGTTGTTCACGCAGGTTTATCGCTGGTTTGCTAATCGTAACTGTCATGTCTATTGCTCCACTACGAGGCCATCAACGGCACTGATTGCTGTTGTGACTGCGGTTGCGGTTTCGTCCACCCGACGCAACCCTTGGAAGACACTACGGCCACCCGAGGTGCCAACGTGCAGGAGGTCGGTGTCAGGGTCATGCGCAAGGGCTGTCACGGCGTCTGATGATCCGGTCAGGGTGGCTTTCGCCGAGTCTTGGAACAGCACCTTTTCGTCGTTGTAGATTTTGGCGATCTGGTCGGCTGTCGGGGCTGTGGCGGAGATGCGCCAGAGGGCTAGGGAGCCTGCGAATGGTAATGTCCCATCCGTATCAAGTCCAATTCGTGTAATGGCAGACGTGTTGTCCATATCCCCTAACGATGACGCAGCAGCACTCCCAACAAGTTCACCGTCCCGATAGAGGTATGCGGTGTCCCCCCCAGTGTAGACCCCACATATAAACATCCATACTTCTGTAGGATGATTGGTGGCGTCTTCTGCAGTCGCAAGGTTGGAACCATCGTAGAGTTCAAATCGGAGATCGCCTGTTGAGCCAGACCGATAGATCGCAAACCTAGCACCCGTAGCGCCAGTATCACTACGTCGAAGAATAACGTCTGACCCAGCTATGCCTGTATTGGCTTTAGCCCAGCCCATCACACAGAAGTCACCCGTCCCGGCTGTGCCAGTGTAAGCACCAAAATCAAGGTCCGAGTTGTACGGCTGTTCCAAATAGTTGCTGCTGCTGAACCCGCTGTAGGCCACCACGTCAGCCCCGGTTGCTACGGCTGTCTTGGTGACGCTGCCGTGGACGCCGAGGCCTTTGCCGTTGACGCTGCGGTCGGGGTCTGCGAGGCGGACTGAGATGTTGTCTATAGAGCCGTCGAAGCTGTCGTTTGCCAATATCTCAATATCACGAGAACTTGACCCCGCCACAAGATACCGAGTGAAAGTCTCGTTTGTGCTGTGGTAGACAGCAGGTGAACTGCCACGCAGGAATACCGCCACGGTCCCGCTTGTCCGCCCTGAAACGGTATATGTTACCTCATAGATTGAGCCAGTTGTGATGATGTTACCGTCTTGATAGACAATCAGGTCGTCTCCAGACAGCCCACCACCAGAAAACGACGCCACACCCCCACTAATCGTCCAGCCAGAGCCTTTGGTCCAATCAGTGTCCGTCGCAAAGTCCCCATTCGTGACATGCTCACCGTCATAGACGCCATCGCCATTCGGGTCGGAGACAGTTGCACCGGATACAGCATCGCCAAACGTCTCCGCAGTGGTGTCCGCTAGCGCCGCCAGCTTGATGTCGCCGTTCATCCAGCCTGTGGCATAGGAGGAGGTGGTGAGATTAACGAGAGACGTGGTGCCTAAAGTAGAACCTGCCCCATTCTCAAGCAGCAAACCGAGCGCCGTGTTGCCGTAAAAACTGGCGTAATTGTCTGCTCGTGACACCATACCTAAGTGATCTGCACCGGGTCCATACTGACGATAGGAATTGGCAATGGGGGTTGTCTCGATGTTTGCTAGATCGGAGGTAGGGACATCTCGCAATACCCATCGGTCGGCGTAGTTCCCCATTGTTACAAGTTGGCCTGCGTCGTTAAACGCCACCCACTCTGTCCCGTTACCGTTTGTGGGCAAGTCAACAACAGTCCCATCGTCCTTAATCACACTCACCCCACCGTCAGTCGCAACCGCAATCGTGGGGATTTCTAAGCCAGTCGCAGGGTCGGTCGGGGCGTCGGGCAGGACCGTCATTGCTACGTCGTTAATTTCACGGTTTACTAGCCCTGCGGAGATTGTTCCTTCTGTGGCTACAGAAGTGTTTCGTTGAGATAGTGCAGACCGAATGTAGTAATAAACCGTTGAGTTTACACGCATTCCGCTTTTGTCTGCAAGAAAGCTGATTTCTGACAGGTTTCCAATTCCAGAACCAGCCGCGCCAACTCGTAATTCACCATTCTTCATTGCAACAGAAGTGATAGGTGCAGCATTATGAAGTGAATACTTAAATCCAGCATTAAACACCATCCACATCGGCAGGCCTGGGTCATCACCGTCGTAAATCGTGACCTTGCTGCTCTCAGCCACAATCACGGCCACGGCAGGGAACTCCGCCCGACTGCTGCGGGTGTTGGACGAGGCTTCGTTGTACCATGACGTGTGCTGTGTCCGGTGACGCCATGCACCGCCGTCGCTGTCTTTGCTGGTGTCGTACACGAATACGTCTACGGCTGTGTCGTTGATTGTCTCGTTAATCTCTGTGAGTTTGGCTAGTACCAACTCTCGGTCGTCGTTAATTACATCGACGCCTGCTACTTTGATCGCCATCTTCGGAAGCTCCTATTAGCTGATCGTTGCGTTTGCGTTGACACTTCCGACAACATCAAGGTTGCCGCTTGCGTCTAGTTTCATTTTGTTGGTGCCGCCCGTGGCGAAGTACAGGGAGCCGCCGCTTTCCGTGACGGTCCAGTTTGCAAAGGAGAAGGTGTCCGCTGTGACGGTTCCGGTTACGTCGAGTGCTGTGTCTGGGGTGGTCGTGCCAATGCCTACGTTGCCGCTGCTGGTGATGCGCATGCGTTCGGAGCCATTGGTTGAGATGCCAATGCTCTGACTACCAGATCGAAAAATTCCTGTGTTTGCATCGGCTCTAAACGCCCACCCCGGTGCTGCGGCGGTCCCGCCACCCGTGGTAAATGTGCCGTTCACAGTCAGTGTTTCAGAGGCCATACGAGTTGTTGCATTCAACATCAATGCCTCTTCACTCGCATCCCAGAAGAACTTGGCTGTCGTGCCAGTGTCCCCGTAGAAGCTGATGTCGCCGTTGTCGATGTTCAGGCGGAGGTCTGTGCCGTCCTCGTAAAACCGGAACCGAGGAGCGTTGAAGCGCATGTCCCCGTAGTTGGTGCCGCCTTGGATATTGTAGGACGGGCTGTGTACGTTGAGCTGCCCCCTTGTACCGTCTGCTACGGTAAGGTCATAGGCTCTGACGGTGCCTGCGACGTCAAGCTCTGTGGCTGGACTGGTCGTGCCAATGCCTACGTTGCCGCTGTTGGTGATGCGCATGCGTTCAGAGGCGTTGGTTCCAAACTGAAGCGATGTGTTGGAAGCGTTCCACACGCCAGCGGCAGTAGCGTTGTGGAAAAGGTCCAAGTAGCTTGATGCGCCAGCATTACCAGAAAGGCGGATGTCCGCCTCAAGTCCAGTCCCTGCTTGGACATGCAGTTCTTGTGTTGGCGAAGTCGTGCCGATGCCTACGTTGCCAGCGGCGTCGATCCGCATGCGTTCATAGGCGTTGGCGCTTCTAAATGAAAAAATGCCATCGGTGTCAAAATAAGAACTTGTGCCGGAGCCAGTCCAAAGGGTGTTGAGGTTTTTAATAGTCGTAGCACCACCCGCATTTACTTCTAAGGTGGCAGAAGGACTGGTCGTGCCAATGCCCACACGATTATTCGTG